AGCAATAACCCGGATCGTCTCGATGTGATCACACGGCAGAGCCATGTACTCAGCAAATACCGTAGCCTCCGCTCTTACCTCCTGGCGCCGGTCACGTAAGTCTCTGCGGATCCTGGCCTCAGCCAGCTCAATAAACGTAGGAATCTGCTCAGTGAGATCACGTCTGTTGAGAAAATCTGCAATTGTCGTTTGTAGTGTTGCGTAATCCATTAGGCGACATACCTCTCAGAGCCGCGGCGCACGTCTGTACTGCCCCAGCTTGTGGTGTCTTTGTAACCTGTTATCAGGTAGCGGAAAGCATCAGCCGCATGCGAGCTCCAGTCATGAGCCGGTTTAGACTTAAACGTCCTGGCTTTCTCATCGTATTCGTTGTGGTAGTTGCGTAAGCATCTGACCAATTCTTTGGTCTTGCCCATATCGAAATAACACCTGGAAAGGGCTAGGCGCACAGCGGCTATTCCATCATCTACTCTAAGCTGTGGGGTTACGGATGTGTCTCTGAGCCCCAGCCCATCCAGGATTTCTAAACGGCTTTTGCCACTGCCCAGCTCACGCACCCTTGCATCGTGAGGGAGTACGGCACAGCCATATAAATAACCGTGCTCATGCGCCTTATCGCGCATCATCTGGACATAATGGTCCAGGGCTTTACCGCTGTTCTCGTAGTAATCGATAACACGTATCTCACTACCAACGTGTTGAGCAAACACAATGCTTGTTGAATCGTTAATGCCCAGATCCCAGGCCGTGATGACAGGGATCTGCCGGTCATAATGGATGTTATCCATAAGCCGGCCTTCATTCTCCGCCTGGAGTAATTCGGACCGGTAATATGATCCTTCCTGGTATGGAAGACAGGCGCCCTCCCACACATGGGCAAATACTTCAGGCTTCAGGCGCTTGCGGTCCAGCTCTAACTCATCCTTCAGCACCTGGGGGAAATAGGGGTTGTCCGACCAATTTACTTTTCGGACTATCGCGTTAGGCGGGGGGTCTTCAACAAATCTTTTATAGGTCGGGCTCTCTTCGTCTTTGGGATTGAAGCTAACGTAAATTTCGCTCCCTTCCTCTCGCACCGTAGGCAACAACGTGCGCCAGGCTAATTCGCTGACCTCTTCAGCCTCATCAATCCATACCAGGAGAATGCGACTCTTTGACTTTACGGATGAAACGTTTAACCGCAGACCGGAAAAGCTGAAATCTATCGCGCCACACTTTGTGCGAATAAAGCGAGCACCACATGTGTAAAAGTCGTTGAGAACGGGGTCTGATTCGATAGCCCCCTTGATTTCCGTAAAGCTGGACTCTTCCAGGCTGTTCAGGTGCTCTCTTCCGCATAAGATTTGCCCGCGCCTTCCCTCTTTGGCCATGCGGTAACCCATCCAGGCCACCATCATGGCGAACGTCCTGGTCTTACCTGAACCCCTGCCGCCGTAAGCAACGCGATACCGGTAATCACCCTGGAACAATTCCAGCATCTTCTGCGGCATCTTTACCACGGCTTCACTCATCGTCAGGAAGCTCTGCGACAAGTCTGATTGTGTTGGGGTGATCAACCGTTACATCGGCGTAGAGATCAATTTCAGTAGCCTTGAGCTTTGGCTCTGTGTACTGAGCGATTTTGTCCCAGGCGTCAATGCTGGCTTTCAGATCATTGGTGTCTTCGCTTTGAGCCGCGTGATTGTGAAGCTTTGCCGCCTGCTCAGCCATGCGCATGATGGGATGGAATTCGTCGCCGTACATATCCTGTAAGCGATTCAAAAGAAATGCCTTGTTCTTATTCGGACTGCCTGCTCTCGACGGCATAACACTCTGTGCCCAGGTCATTGATCTTGAACAAGAAAAGATCCCGCAAACTTACAGGAACCCCAATTATTCAACCAATATTATCACACAGATATTACTCCCGTCACCCCCTATCCAGACTCCGCCATTAACCCTATTTTCTCCCGCCAAAGAGTTTCGATTGGGTTCAGTTTTTCCCGCTTGCAGACGCCGCGCTCGCCATTACCATAGTCGTGAAAATAAAACCTTTCGTTGAATTCGGCTTTTGTGATCCAGCCCAGGAGATCCAACACATCATCCTGATCTGTTTGCATGAAAGCGACGGCCACGTCAGCCCGAAATGATTTTTTATTGAAAATTAGTTTGTTCTCTCGCGATGTCTTTACGTCCACTCGTATGTCGCCAAGCCAGCAATCCACGCCGTCATCACCCATCACATTCAGCACTGGCCTTTCCAGGTTAAACAGCCTGGCAAACAGGATCTCGCCGCGGTAACCCATGATGTTGTTGTTGATTCTGTTGGCGCCATCATCCTTGTCAGCCCAGTTAGGCGTGTGGCCGCTCATGTTGCAAATCGCTACCGTGTCGCGCCCCAGGCAATCAGCCAGGTGCATTTCGGCCTTACTTAATCTAAACAACATGGGCTTCCAGCTCCTTTACCCGCTTCCTGAGATCCGTCTTGAGCTCATCCAGCTCCGCACGATTCCACTTGATGACCTCACGCTTGCTAGCCACCATGTTTCTCACCGTGTCTTCCCCGTACATGTCGATCATGTACACCGCATAGTCATCAGCGACCTTGTAACCAAAGCGATTGCACCCCTTGCACTGCGGGTGAATGTTTTCCTCCGCCAGTTTCCAACGGCTGTACGTGCGTGAGATGAAATGTCCGCCATCCATTTCCTTCCAATGCTGGCGCCTGCCACATGTCACACATCGACATAAACCGTGCTTATCAGCCGCCTTGAGCCGCACAAGCTTTTGCGTAAGGATCGCGCAATCATCAACCAGCTTGCCAATGGGCTTAACTTTCTTCGCCATCGGCAGATCCCCAATACATGAGATAAAACGCTTTGCAATTTGGGCATGAGTAATTGGTCACAATCAGATGCGCATCAATGTCATGCTCTGGATCGTGATCCCCTCCCCAAATCAATTCTGTGTTGCACTGCCAGCAAAGTGGACGCATCACCATTGACTCACTCATCGCGGACCCTCCAGGCCATCAACCGTTACCCCTGTCAGCTCGGCAATCCTGCCCAGGAGAATCTCCACAGCCTCGCTCAGCTCTTTCCTGGTTAATCGGGTGGTGCTGGCCTTGTCATATTTCGCAATCGCAATAGGCCGCAATAACAGCTCTTTGACGCTGACCTCAGACCAGGGAATGTGAAACTCTGGGTTGAACGGATGCGCCATCTCCTGGCCGGCATCATTCAGAGCCTCCGCCAGACGCCTCAGAACGGCGTGTAAGGCGCTGTTTTGGTCAGTGGTACGTGTCCCCTCCTTTTCCGATAAAATTAAATGACGGCCCTCTGAGAGCTTCTGAGAGGCATGTCTGTGCAGGGCGTCGATACTGTGCCTGTCTTTCAGCACCCAAAACGTTCCGGAAGTCATCCCGCCACCCCTGGCACCCGCCGCCGCTCTGGTAGGCAATTTGCGCCCATTTCCATTTCCTTGTGAAGACGCCCGTTATCCAGGAAGAGCTGAATTTTCCAGTGACTTGCGGCAAAGCGTTGTTTCTCAAACGTCAATTCGATGTCACCCTGGGCGTCCAACATCGCGTTCTGATCCGGTGAAAGATTCGCACCAGACTCACGTTGCAGTGCCAGAGTCTGCCGATCCTGGTTTGCCCACAGCAACAAAACATTTTCGGAAAGGTTAGTGATCGCCCCAGCACCTAGCACCCTGTCTTTGGTTGGCTTGCTGTTAGCCTGATCGGCCTGAGATTTACGGATGTGGTGGACAATCAGAATGTGCATTCCGGTCTGCTGAGCCACAGCGTGTAACTGGCTAATGAATCTCCGCTCATCGTCGATATTGCTAGACATGTGGACGCATTGCAGATTGTCCAGAACCAACAGCTCAACACCCATTTTTGCCGCCATCCAACAGCCGCCCAGCACCCGCTCCGTAGTTATTTCGGCGGGGTTCTCAAACGTGTACAGGTATTCAGCGCAATCCAGGGCGAACTCTTCGTAATCCGCCAGGGTGATTTCGTCTTTGCCGCACCATTGCTTTGCCATCAGCTCCGCAACATCGACAGATTGCATCTCAAGCGACATCAGCAAAACCTTATGCCGTGCCGCCGCATTGACCATGATCTGACTTGCAATGGTGCTTTTGCCGGACCCATTCTCACCGGCCAACACCGTAATTAGCCCCTTGCCAAGCCGGAATCTATCGTGAGTCACTTGCCAGGGTAGTTTGATCCCATGCGGTCCTGGCCCCTCCGCAATTCGCTTTTCAATCTCATCCGTTAAATCGGAAGCTTCCAGGAATTTAGCGGCGCCCTCTGCCTCGGCAATCTTCGCGTTATGGTCCGCCACCGTAAAATTCGGGAATGGTTTTATGGCCGGCATGGCTTCACCTCCCACACGTTACGATCAGCGTCTGGCTGTGAGAAAAGGCTTTGGTCTTCCCAGCGCCTATTGTGCAACCACTTCCTGACCTGGGGCGCAAAATCATCCTCGCCACGCCGCTGTTTTCTTCGCCACTCCTGAAATTTGTTTGACGCTACCCGCTCAAATGCCGCCCGTTGATCCTCTGCACTGAGCTTTGTCCAAACTTTCAGCGCACCCTGTTTGTCATCCTTGCGATCGTATAAATTCCAAAATTCACTAAAAGGGAAATCGTCCGATTTATCGGACAAGGGTTTTATTCTTTTCTCTTCTCTTCTCTTCTCTTCTGGGGTGACATCTCCTGACATGTCATGACACGTCATGACGTTC